CTAACTTGGCGGTATCAATGCCGTACTTTTCAAACACAGGCCACAGTTCTTCCTGCGGCACAGGGCTGGCAATACAAGTGCGGTCTATGCCAATGAGATTGTTGGCAAATTCAGGTTGCAGGCTCATGATGGCATGCGGCACACGATATCGTGCTAGGTATAAAATTCTTGCTGAGGTCATATTTTCCTTAGGTGATTGAGCAACTGTTGACACATTGATACAGTCTGCCATCTGCAATACTGCTTTGAGCCCAGGTTTGTTCCACACGTTCAAACCAGTTTAGACAATGCGCCAAATCATATTTAAGTGCGTTGTTTTCCTCGACCAATTCTTTTGTTTGACTGTTGCCAGCGTGAGTCATGGTTTTGGGGTAGAATCCCAGGTAACAACAGGGATATACTGAACCATCTGCGGCTATGTATATTTCTTGTTTGATCTTGTGCTGACAACGTAATTTTAACTCTGGCGTATCCTTGTGACTTTGCACAGTGCGCGGATCAAACCATGTGATGTGACTTTGTAATAAATCTTTGATGTGCGGCACATGATTGCTGGAGTCTGTGCCAATCCTATGGCTGTATTCTCCTGACCTAGTGAACACTGGTCCAGAGTCTCGGCCATCGTAGATGTTTTCAAATTCCACAAATCCCAGATCTTGGGCCAGTTGTCGGCATTCGGCTTCTTGATGTCGGTTGTGATCAAACGGTACAAAACGCCACTTGGCCCGTCCGCCCGCAGCGATAAAAGCCTGTGCATTGGCTATGACTTTGTTCCAGTCTGTGTCCTGTCTATACAGAGCATGAGTATCTGCCAGACCGTCCAGCGCAAACCCCACAGTGACTCGGGGCAACGCCAGGCGCCGCCACCAATCTTGGTTGCGCAAACTGCCGTTGGTGTTGATGTTTACTGTGATATCGTGTTCCGCAAGATATTCAACTATTTCCACAGCATCTCGAGCACTTGCAAAGTCTCCCAGGTTGCCGTTGAAGTTGGCATGTGTTAGCTGTGATATCACAGGTGCCAAAATGTGCCGAAACTGTGCGAGATTCAGTTCCACATCAGGATAACCCGAATTGTAATCCAAGCCGCGATAGTTGCGCATACACATGGGACAACGGGCATTGCACCGGGTAGTGAGTTCCACATGCACCTGGCGTATTTGGTCTAACTTTAGCATGGGATATTTATATACACAGTTTTGACTAAATATATCTATGCAAACTCAATACGTGCGAGTAGTATGTGATATAAGTGGCAGGTGTTCCCAACCTGCACGATATCGCGTGTATGTCAATGAAGAATTGTTCAGTGAGCGCACCTGGATCTGGAAAGACATTTATCTTGAAGAGTCTTTGCAAATACAAGCACCGTTTGGCGCTTACTTGTTGCGGTTTGAAAATGTAGATCCCGACTGTGGTAATTTCAAAATGCGCAATGTGCGAGTACAAGAAGGTCCTGGCAAGATCAAAACTTTTGATGACAAAATATACATAGAAGTACATGATGAGATGGCGTGAAATTGTAGAATCAGCAAGTGCAGGCGCTACTGCATCTGGTGGCATTGCTGCTATAAGCCAGCCCATGGGCATGATATCAAGATCTGGCGGTTCCTTGCTGACAGGTAAATATACAACTGAATCAGATCCTACGCCTAACACGCCCCGGGAATACAAAAGGAACAAACATGCTCGCGGACAGTTTAAAAACTCTATTAGCAACTGAATATGCTTTTGTGATCAAAGCACAGTTGTTTCACTGGAATGTGGAAGGGCCTGACTTTGCACAACTGCATGAGTTCTTTGGCAACATCTACGAAGAAGTATACGAAAATTCCATTGATCAAACAGCAGAGTTTATCCGCATCTTAGATGATTACACTCCTGGCAGTTTTGAAAGATTTGGTGAACTGTCAGAAATCTCTGGCCAAACAAAAATTCCCCGAGCCAGACTCATGATTGAAGAATTATATGCCAACAACCAACAGTTGATTGATCTGCTGAACCAAACATTCGCTGTGGCCGAACAAGAAAACCAGCAAGGCATCATGGACTTTTTGGCAGCACGTATTGACGCACACGGCAAGCACGGCTGGATGCTGAGAAGTTTCTTGAAAGACCAACGAGCATGAGCAACGACATCCGTGATATAATAAGACGACTGGACATGGTGGAGGGTCGACTGAGCCCTGCGCAACAAAAAGTTCCACAATTGCCTGCGCTGTTCAAACCACGGCACATTCGTGCTCTGGGCTCAAAAACAGATCCTGCGCATCCCATGGATGGCTACATGGTTGGCGATAGCATAGAGCCTCGTCGCACTGCACTGGAAGAAGCCATGGCGGAGATTGAAGAAGACATGCTGAGCAAGGTCAAACGCGACCTAACAACATATTTGGATCGTCTGGAAAAGAAAGTTGCAGTGAGTCGCGACTTGAAAGACAAGGCCAAAGATGCTGTAGAACGCGGTCGGGTTGAAGAGTTTGCACCAGTGGGCGGTGACGATCGTGAGCCCAATGAAGAAGAAATCCTACGTCAATTGGCTGCACAATGGTGGAATGGCACAGAACAACAAATGGCCAAGGCACAACGCACACTGGCAGCAATGGGCTGGGAAATTGGTCCCGATGAGTCCGGCGATGACGATGCTGGTGTGTACGTGTACCGTATAGGGGACGAGGATGGTCGTGATACTATACCGTTTGCTCACAGTGATTTAGATATATTAGATGAAATTGATTCCTCTGGCAATACACCAACTCAAGCACAAGCCAATAAGTTAGATGCAGCCGGTAATCAAATTTCACAAGCTAAACAAGACATAGAAGCAGGCAATAATTTTAAAGGTGCCTTTAATGCAGCCAGAGGTGTCAATCAGGCATTGGATGCTGGCGGAGCCACACTTGGAGATAAAGCCAGTTTGGCCTGGACAGGCGCAAAGGCAGTTGGTAGCGCAGCCTTGGCCAAGCTGACTGGTCAAAATCCACAGGCGGCGGCGGCGGACAGCGTGGCAAAAAGTATCGTTGGTCCTCTTTCGGGGGTGGATACTAAACAGGCCGCTGCCACTGCACAACAATATAGAGGACCAAATGCAAAAGATATCACTAAGGATCCTCAATTTGCAAAATTACCATTAGCAAAACAACAACAAGTTACCCAGGCTCAACAACAAATTCGTGACATGGGTGATGATGATTTTGCCAATGTGCAGAATTTTAATGCAAAACAAACAACGGCAAATCTTGCAGCAGCCATGAAAGAAGAACAAGGCAACGACTTCAACACCTACACCACAAATGCTCAAGGACAACGCCTTCAACAGTCTCCAAATCTCATGGGTGTACAACAAACAAAAAATTTAGACACTGGTGACACAACCACTGATTACAATCAAGGTCCCATGTCCGCATCTCAAACAAAAAATGCTGCCGGCGCTACCACAGCAAAAGCACAGTCGGTGGATCTTGGGGTGGCCAAGTTTGGAACAAAACAACAACAACCAAACTATGCTGCTGGCCAGCTGGCATCACCCACAGTGGCCAAGGTCAGTGTGCCAGCCGGCAACGCCACAGTAACACAAAAATCATATGCAGGTCCTATGTTGGGCGGTGCAAGTGGACCCGGTGTTGGCAACAATGTCATAACCAAGGCTGCTCGAGTTGTACCAAATGCAAATCCTGCCAAAAGCGCAGTGGATCCAGCAGCCGCAGCTGACGCCACAGCCACAGCCAATCAACTCAGCCAGGCAGCAGCACCTGCACTGAACAAACAACCAGGCTTACAAGAAAGATCGCGCCCAGTGGAAACATTCGAAATGGCTGATGGCTCATGCTTGGAATGCTATGGCGATGATGAACAAGGCTATGAACTGCGCCGGCAAGGCAACAGCCTGCCCAGTCGTTTCAAAACACGCAAGCATGCCAAAATGGCTGTGGACCTGTTCCGTGCTAGACGAAAACAAAATCAAGACCTCAGTCAAGATTACATAGAAGAAAAGTAATTAACCGATCACACCTACCTTAGGACCGTGTGGCCCGGCTGCTGGGCAGGCAAAGCGATTCGCTACCGTGATGCTTGAAGTGAGCAAATTTTTCTTGACAACGCCAAAATCTGTGTTATACTAGTGTTTTAGGAGTACTCATGGATAACAAATCATTCAACGGCGAACAAAAGATCAAACTCACCCAAATCATCAATGAAGGCATGCAGGTCATGCACGAGATTGATACCCTGCAAGGCGGCTTGACCGACACCATCAAGGCCATTGCAGAAGAATTAGAAATCAAACCGGCTGTGTTGAAAAAAGCCATTAGAGTGGCACACAAGGCCGAGTTTGGCAAGACCAAACAAGATCAAGAACTGTTGGAAACAATTCTTGAAACTGTGGGCAAGACATTATAAATATTGCTTTCAACAGCAACGAGTCGTTCACGTTAAGAACATGTAACAAGGCTAAACCGGCCACAAACGGAGACCAATGAGTTATATTGACGCACTATTTGATCGTGAGCACGATCGCATTCACGTGGTAGAACGCCGCGAAGGCAAAAGGCAGTATCGAGAGTATCCTGCCAATTATGTTTTTTACTACGACGACCCCAGAGGCAAGTTTCAAAGCATCTACGGCACGCCTGTGTCAAGATTTAGCACACGCAACAACAAAGAGTTCCGCAAGGAAGTCCGAGCACAAAGCGGCCGCCAAATCTACGAATCGGATATCAATCCCATATTCCGATGCTTTGAAGAAAACTACAAAGACCAAGACGCCCCTACGCTACACACAGCCTTTTTTGACATTGAAGTTGGGTTTGATGCGGTGCGTGGATTCTCTCCGGTAACAGATCCTTTCAATGCCATCACTGCCATATCGGTATATCTGAATTGGTTGGAGCAACTGGTCACTCTTGTGGTGGCACCACGCCACATGAGTGCAGAGACTGCTCGTGAGATCTGTGCGGAATTCGAAAACACTGTGTTGTGTGAATCTGAAACAGAAATGTTGAAGATGTTCCTGGATCTCATTGATGATGCAGACATCTTGAGTGGATGGAACTCGGAAGGCTATGACATACCTTACACAGTGAATCGTATCACTCGAGTGCTCAGCAAAGACGATACCCGACGTTTTTGTTTATGGGGGCAGTTTCCCAAGAAACGTGTATTCGAACGCTTTGGTGCTGAAAACGAAACTTATGACTTGGTAGGTCGTGTGCATATGGACTATATGCAACTGTATCGCAAGTACACTTATGAAGAGCGACACAGTTACAGTCTGGATGCCATTGCTGAATACGAGCTGGGTGAACGCAAGACACAGTTTGAAGGCACCTTGGATCAGTTGTACAACCAACACTTTAAGACCTTTATTGAGTACAACCGGCAAGATACCTTGTTGTTGGACAAACTAGACAAAAAACTGCGCTTCTTGGAACTGGCCAGCGAACTGGCACATGCCAACACTGTGCTGTTGGCCACCACGATGGGTGCTGTGGCTGTGACCGAACAGGCCATCATAAACGAAGCACATGAACGTGGCATGGTTGTGCCCAATCGACAACAGCGACTCACAGACGAGGACACACAGGCTGCAGGTGCTTATGTGGCGTATCCCAAGAAAGGACTACATGAGTGGATTGGGTCAGTTGACATCAACAGTCTATATCCGTCAGCAATTCGTGCGTTGAACATGGGTCCAGAAACCATCATAGGCCAACTGCGTCCAGTGATGACTGACCGATACATCAAGGACAAAATGGCTAAGGGTGATTCATTTGCGGCTGCATGGGAAGGTGTGTTTGCTTCGTTAGAATACACAGCAGTGATGGAACAACAACGTGGTACAGAGATCACCATTGACTGGCAGTCAGGTGAAGAGACTGTACACTCAGGCGCTGAAATTTGGTACATGTTGTTTGACTCAAATCAACCTTGGATCCTATCAGCCAATGGCACCATATTCACCTACGAAAAGAAAGGCGTGATCCCAGGCTTGCTGGAACGCTGGTATGCAGAACGTAAAGAAATGCAGGCCAAAAAGAAAGAAGCCAAGGATGCCAAAGAGATTGCTTTCTGGGACAAGCGTCAGTTGGTTAAGAAGATTAACTTGAACAGCTTGTACGGTGCTATTTTGAATCCAGGTTGCAGGTTTTTTGACAAGCGTATTGGACAAAGCACAACACTCACAGGACGTAGCATTGCCAAGCACATGGACGCATACTTGAATGAGTGCATAACAGGTGAATATGACCATGTGGGCCGAGCAGTTATCTATGGCGACACAGACTCCTGCTACTTTTCAGCATGGCCAGTGCTCAAACAAGAAGTTGCCGAAGGTCGCATGGCCTGGTCAAAGGAAATCTGTATTCAGTTATACGATTCAATTGCTGACCAAATCAATGACTCATTCCCAGCATTCATGGAACGTGCATTCCATTGCCCCAGAGACATGGGCGAGTTGATCAAGGCCGGACGTGAAACAGTGGCAGACCGTGGCTTGTTCATCACTAAGAAACGCTATGCTGTCAACGCCATTGACATTGAAAACAAACGACTAGATGTCAACGGTGCCATTGGCAAGACCAAGGCCACTGGCCTTGATCTAAAACGTAGTGACACTCCCAAAGTTATTCAAGACTTCTTGTTGGAAATTCTAAATAAAGTGCTGTCTGGTGCGCAACGTGATGAAATCATTGAACGTGTGCGTGAATTCAAGTATGAATTCAAAGAGCGCCCAGGCTGGGAAAAAGGCTCGCCCAAGCGTGTGAACAACTTGACCAAGTACGGCAAGGAAGAAGAACGCCTGGGCAAAGCCAACATGCCCGGACATGTACGTGCGGCGCTAAACTGGAACAACTTGCGGCGAATGAACTCAGACAACTACAGTATGCAGGTGGTCGACGGCATGAAGACCATTGTGTGCAAACTCAAACCCAATGCTCTTGGATGGACCAGCATTGGCTATCCCACAGATGAAATGCACTTGCCACAGTGGTTCAAGGAATTGCCTTTTGACAACACAGAAATGGAAGCCACTGTGGTGGATCAAAAGATTGACAACTTGTTGGGTGTGTTGGACTGGGATTTGGCCGCTGCCACCAACACAGAAAACACATTTACTGCACTATTCTCATTCGAATGAAACTCAGCGATTTAATATCTTATTTGAATCTTTTGGAACAGCCGGATTATACCCCCGAGTATGGTCAGGCTGTTAGACAACTACAGTCATTGAGTATGTCTGTTGCACGAGCTCATGTGCAACTTGATTCATTCACGTCTGATATGGAATTCAATGTCAGTGCTGTGATCAATGCCTTTGACAATGTGCAAGCCACACTGGATGCACTCAAGGCACGGCTGCGTGAACTCATAGCACAAAAAGAACCCAAACAATACAAGGCCAGCACAGTGTTGTATGAGCAAGGCATGTTGAATGAATCTCCAGAATACATTTTTGAACGTAAGCTGGGTATCGATGATCAAAGCAACATCTTGCTTCGTAGCAGGCTGCGCAACTACAGTGACTGGAGATTGCCTGGCATGATCATACGCCCAGGCCCAGAAACGTTCATTGAAGATTTGGTACCGTTGGATCCACTGTATCTAGTGGATCAGCACCAAGCACTGTTGGATCCGGCCATTTCGGCATTTACTTTGGAATATCAAAGACGTCTACGTCCATATGTGATTGATGATCGAAGAGACGGCATGCCATTGTGGCAGTTGCCTAGTGAACAGTTTGGGATGATTTTTGCTTATAATTATTTTAACTATCGGCCCATTGAAGTTATAAAACGTTATCTTGCTGATGTGTATTCCAAACTGCGGCCTGGCGGCGTGTTTATATTCACATTCAATGACTGTGATCGGGGACACGGAGCCGCACTCAGCGAAAAATTCTTCATGTGCTACACTCCGGGTCATGCTGTTGCTGCCGCGGCAGAACGTGAAGGCTACGAGATCATGAATCTACATCATGGACATGGTGATTTGTCTTGGTTTGAATTGAAAAAACCTGGATCCATCCAAAGCATTCGCGGCGGGCAGAGCCTGGCCAAAATAGTTGCGCCACAGTAAAAAAATCTATATAATACACAAATTAAGGAGTAATAAATGAAAGACTATCTCAAAGACTTGGTAGAACACACACATGATCTAGGCTGTATT